ATTGTCTGGAATCTGAACATCCCAAGTTGTGAATTTGTTAGGAGACGTCACATGGGTGTTCCACACCAGTCGCGCCTCCGACTTGACCGCCACACTGGCCGCGATGGTGTCATACAGCGTCTTGCCGCTCAGGGTGCCGTCCGCAGCGATGTCCAGATAGTCGCCCACTTTCACGCCGCCCAGCTGATCCGCCGTAGCAGGCGGCAGGGTGTACGGCGTGCCGAACTTTTGGTCGGCTTCTTTCTGGCTGTACACTTCCGTTTTCGAGTAGGTCTCCTCCCGGCTGTACACCTCCGTCTTTGCGTAGGTCTCGTTCTTGCCGTAGGCTCCCACATCCTCCGCCGTCAGGGCTGTGTCCTTTCCGGTTCCTCCGTGTTCCACGCCCAGCACGCCGGTCATCACATCCAGTGCCGTGGTGTCCTTGGTCTGCAGCGTCCGTGTGCTGCCGTCGCCCATGGTCAGGGTCATCACCTGCCCGTTCAGCTCGATGCGCTCCACATAGTCCGCACTGCCCGCTTCCAGCGCACCCACGTCCGCCGCCGTCAGGGTCACCACGCCGCCCTGGCCGTTCACGCTCTTCACCGGCCCGTCCGCCGGTGCCGTTTTCTCCGCCCGATCGGCTGCCGCCTCGGCCCGGGCTGCGCCGCTTTCTGCCGCTTTCTGTGCCGCCCCGGCCTGTCCGGCCGCCGTCACCGTTTCTGTCCGTGCTGCCTCGGCTCTCTTCGCATCCTTCGCGGCCGCACCTGCGCTGTTCCGCGCTTCCTGCGCGCTGGTCGCCGCACTGTTCGAGTACGCCAGCACCCGCGCCACAAAGGTCTCGTACTGCGTCGGGCTGATCTCCGCGTCGCCGTCGGTGGCAAGCGTCTCGTAGCAGTCGTATTTTGCCGGCCGTGTCAGCGCCCGGAATCCGTCCTCGCCCAGGGCCAGCAGCATCCAGCTGCCGCAGCTCGACGCGGTAAACTCCTTGCCCACCGCACAGCTGTGCGCTTCGTCCAGCAAAATGGGGGCAGGCAGGGTGCCGTCCTGCCGCTGGATGTGCAGCGTCACGCTCTTGCCCTGCCAGCTCTCCGGCAGGGTAAATTCCAGCCGCTCTACGTTCGCGCTGCTCTGCCCGCCCAGGTGCAGCACCTTCATCTCCGGGGCAAACTCCACCCCGCCGAATCGCTTTTCCACGATCCTTACCTGCATGGTCTTTTCCTCCTTCCGTTTTTCTCCCAGTCTACCGTCCCGCTGCCCCGCAAAAAACCGTGTACTTTTACAAAAGCACCCCGGCAGGTCTTGCCCGCCGGGGTGCTTTCTATTGGTGACAAAGCGTCACCGGATGGCTGCCACTTGGTTGCCACTTGGTTGGCATCTGGTCGTCACCGCAGCAGTGCATACGGGTCCTCTTCCGGTTCCGCCTGTGCCGCCTTTTCCGCCGCTTTTTCCCACTGTGCAAAGGTCTTTTCCGTGTACAGGGCCTTCCCGTCCGCGTCGGTCAGGGCCAGCAGCACGTCGGCCAGCTGCTGCTTGTCCGCATCGCTGCCCGCCAGATACTCCGGCTTTGCCAGCTCGGTCAGCTTGCTCTTCACGCTGCTCGGCGTCCGTCCGGCCTTCATCAGCCGGTCGTACTCGGCCTGCACGTCCTGCGCCTTCCGGCTGTCCACCGCCTCGCTCAGGTCTGCGTACATGTCGCCCGCGTCGCCCTTCAGCAACGCATCTGCTTTAACATTGATAGCACCTTTGCTTCCCTTTCCGTCTCGGTTATCTCCTGTCACCATGTCAATAACTTTACTTCTCCTTTCTGCATCCTCCTTCACATTCTTCCGGATGCCCATCACGTCATACACATCACTGATGATTTCCTTTGTCAGCCTCACGCGGGTTTCATCGTCTCCCGCATTTCGTACTTTTGCCGCAGCCTCCACTTTTTTGTCGTATTTTACCAGCCGCGTTTTCAGCTGCTTGTAGATCTCATCCTCCTTTCCCATGGCCACCAGTTTCTCCACCGCCGCCTGTGCCTCGTCCGCGTCGCCGCTGGCATAGGCATTGTACAGCCGGTCGTACTGCCCGGTCGCGCTCTCCGGCAGGCTGTTGAAGCTAAATTTTCCGCCCTGCGCCACGTTCTGCGCATCGTCCCAGTACCCGCGCACTGCGTCCACCATCTTCCGGCCGTTGCCGTAGGGCACCCCCACGATCTCAAAGCCGTTTTCGATCAGGGCCATGCCCTTCTCCATCAGCTTCTTGTGGTGCTTTTCCAGCTCCGCCTCGTCCATCTCGCTGGTGTCCTTCTTCAGCTCCGCCGTAAACTTCACCACATCCGACGCCATGTCGTTTACTGCGCTGATGTTCGTGGCACTGATCACGTCGTAATCCTTGCCCTGGATGGCATTATCGATCAGGCTGTACAGCTCGCTGCCCCACAAAAAGTTTCCCATCGTGCTCTCGGTGGACAGCGAGAAAAAGCGGCTCACCATGCTCTTCAGGGTCACGTCGCCGTTCTCGTCCTGCTCCCGGTCCCACCGGTGCAGCAGGAAGTCCGCGCCGATCTTCATCACGGCAAACACCGCCACCTGCGCCGCCTGGCTCAGAATGGCCCGGTCCCGCTGCTTTGTCGCCCGCTGCAGCTCTGCCTTGTTCGCGTCGCTGGCGTCCGCCTTGTACCGCGCCGCCTGCGCTTTCCAGTCGCCCACCGCGTCGATCAGGATGCCCGCATTCTGGAAGCGCTGGGTCGTGAACATCGTAAAGGTCTTTACCATCTCGTCCGGGTTGCGCTGGATGCCTGCCCGCTGCATCACGGTGTAGTTCGGCTGGGTCTGCTCGATCACCTTCTGGTAGGTGCGGTTCACGGCCTCCCAGTATGCCGGGCTGCCGGTCTCGCCCGCGCCCTCGAATTCCGCCGCGTGGTTCTTCACATAGGCTTTGCTGCCCTCCCACAGGGCCGCCACCGTGATCTCGTCCATGCCGTTGATCCACCCGGTCAGCCATCCGGGCACCTTGTCCATGCCCTTCTGCACCAGCGTCTCCCGCTTTCCGATGCTCTGCAGCTCGCCTTTTCCGGTCCCACGCTGCCGCCACTGCAAAAGCACGTCCCCGTGCTGGGCAATTTCCGCTTCCAGCGCCGCCTTCTGCTTCGGCGACAGGTTTTTCACAAATGGCATCACCGACGCCATGGTGTCCCCGCCCAGCACGGCCGCCGCCGTCGGCAGGCTCGCCGCCTGTGCAATGGCCACGCCCGGGTTCAGGGTCAGCACCGCCCCCGCGTAGTTGCCCCGCAGCGTGCTCAGCATCCGGCTCACGCCGTTGGAGCGGTGCCGCTGGGTGGTCTGCAGGTCGGTCAGCAGATCGTCCAGGTAGCTCACGGCCTTCGTGCCCCACTGCTCCTTGATCACGCCGTTTTTCAGAGTCTTCACGCCGTCCCGGGTCTCCACCCCTGCGTTCAGGATCTTCTGCACGTCCCGGATGGGCGCGGCCAGTCCCGCATAGGCCGCCGTGTCCCGCAGGCTGCGCTGCACCACGCTTGAGCACTCTTCCAAAAGGATGGGCTTGCTGCTCTTCACACGGTTCTTCAAAAATCCCCGGCCCTCAATGGTCGCGTCCAGCTTCACTCCGTCGATCTCGGTCGCCAGTGCAGCCTTGTCCACCGCAATGGGGTAGTAGTTCTGCACGGTGGCCCGCTTGTAGCCCACCAGCTGCAGGCTCGTCTCGTTGATCAGCTTCGTGGTGTAGGTTCCAAAAAACTCCTTCATGTCCGCGCACCACGCCCGGTCGTAGTCGGTCATGGCCGCTTCCAGCGTGTTCAGGATGGTGTCCGCCATGGCTTCCCCGTGTCCGTCACTCAGCATGCCCAGCTGCACCAGCTGTCCCTTCTGGTAGGCCTGCTCCACGTCGCCCTTGCTGTACAGCTGCGCATCCGGCACCACCATGCCGCCGGTCATCAGGTGCTCCCGGCTGTCCTTGTTCTGCAGGTGCATGTACAAACTGCACAGCTGCGCATGGGTCAGCGGCACCGCGTTGTGGTCCGTGTCTCTCAGGCCCACGTCCACAAGGTCCGCACCCGGCCCGGCAAAGGCCTGCGCTTCCTTGGCGTGCTTTGCGCCCGTCACGTCTGCAAACAGCTTTTCGCCCTCGATGGTGATCTTCGTCTGCCGGTACTGGCCGTCGTTCAGCATCTGCCCGATCTTCTCCATCTGGCCGCCGTTCTTGTAGCCGCCCAGCATCCGCAGAACCCGCTCGGCCCCCAGCATGTCCAGGTTGTACTTGGTCAGCAGGTTCTGCAGCCCGTCCAGCGCCCCGCCGGGGTGGTTGCCCTTGCTCAGCGTCACCTCATAGGCCGCCTCGTCCGCGATCTTGCTCACCTCTTCGGCCTTCGCAAGGCTCACGGTCTTGTTTTCGTTCCGGATCACATGCAGCGTCGCGCTGGTGATGGCCTTCAGCATCCGCATCTGGTCCACCGTCATGGGCAGGTAGGTGCGGCTCTCGGTCTCCCGGATCCGCTTGCGCAGCCGCTCCTGCAAGGCCAGTGCCTTCTCGCTGTAGGGCAGCTCCTCAGCCTCGGCCAGCTTTGCCTGTAAGTCGGCCAGCTTTGCATCCTTCCACGCCGTCAGGTCGGTCTGCAGCGCCGTGATCAGCTTCGGCACCCCGGTCTGCTCCCACTCGGTGGTCATGGCCGTGGGGCTGCCCTTGCTGCCCATGCTCGCCTGGATGCTGTTCTGCAGCCGCGTCAGCTGGGCCACGGCCCTGTCGTTCAGCACGGTCATGTCGGCGATCTTTGCCACCTCCGCCGCCTGCTCGATCAGCCGCTTGCTCACATACTTGCCCTTGCTCGGCCGCAGCACCATCTGGTTCAGCGCCGCCGCATCCTGCCGGATGCCCCGCTTCAGCTCGTCCATCTTCCGGCCGTCCCGCGCTTTCTGCACCCGCTTCTCGGCCACCCGCTTCGCAATGGCGATCTCCTCATCCCGCTGCTGGCGTGCCACCTCGGCGGCCAGTGCGTTCCGCTGCGCCTGCTTCTGCTGCCAGGCCTCGGCCTTCCGCTGGTTTTCTTCCTCCCATTCCATGATCTCGTTTTCCTGCACGATCAGGCTGTACTCGGCCTTGTCCGCACGCCGCTGCTCGTCCCGCACCTGCCGGGCAAGGTCGGCGTTCTCGCCCCGCAGCTGCCGCACCTCCAGCCTTGCCTCGTCCCGCATCTGCTGCAGTTCGGTCCGCATCCGCTTGCGTTCGGCTTTCCATTCCCGCTCGTAGGTCTCCCGCAGCACGGTCAGCTTCTCGTTCAGGTCGCCCACGTTGCTCACGTCCACGCCCAGCAGTTCCAGGTTCGCGTCCAGCTGCTTTTCCGCTTTCGCGTTCCGCTTCTGCAGCTCGCTCACCTGCTGCACCTCGGCGTTCCGGCCCGCTGTGCGCTGGTTCTCGGCCAGCCGCCGGTTGAATTCCCGGCTCTGCACCTTCTGCACGCCCCGCAGGCCCTTTTCCACCTCGGCCGCCCGCGCCGCGTCTCCGGCAGCCGCCTTCGCCGCTTCCAGGTTGTGCCGCTGGATGCCCTCAAAAATGGCCTCGGCATCGGTCAGCTGGGGCAGCTGCATGATATCCCCGATGATCCTGCCCGCCAGCTCCATTCTGGCGTCCTCATACTCGGCCTTGTCCGCAAAGCGGCTCATGGTCTTCGGCTTGATGGCATCGTGCAGGTTCATCAGTACGTCCAGCCACTCAGTACTCTCGAAGCTCAGACTGCCCGCCACACCGGCCTGCTCTGCGGCCTGCTTCCACAGCGCCTTGGCTCCATCGGTCACGCCGCCCACGGCGCGGTCATCGTTCACAAGGCTCTCATACTGCTCCGCCGGGTTGCCGTCCCGCACGCCCTCGGCCTGCCGCAATGTCACACCATGGCGCCGTGCCTCAGCCACCGCTTCGCTCCAGCTTCCGTACCGCTTCACAAGCTCGGCCTTTGCCTGCCCGTTCCTGTTCACGGTGTACTCCAGCTTGTGCAGCTCCGGGTACTCGTCCCACAGTTCGCTGTTGCGGTACATTGCCCCGTCCTGGATCTCCACTGCCAGCGTCTCGGCCAGCGCTTCGGCCTTGTTCATGTCCGCGCCGTCCGCCTTCAGGTAGTTCACCAGCACTTCGGTCTCCTGCGCCAGCTTTGCCCGGTCCGCCTTGCTGCCGTTGGCCTTCAGCCAGCGCCCGGCCAGCTCGTCCACCGCGCTCCGGCTCACGTTCACGCCCTTTGTCAGCCCAAAAAACTGGCTCAGTGTGTCCAGCGCCGCCGCCTTCTCCGCGATCACCCGGCTGGCCTGCTGCTGCTCGTTCCGCTTCGCGTCCCGGCTCGCCTGTTCTGCCAGCTGGTAGCGGAATCTTGCCAACTCGCTTTCCTGTGCCAGCTCCCCGGTCCTGTAATAGTTCCGGATTTCCCGCACCACTTTGTCTGCGTCCACGCGCCCGCTGTATTCCTTGCTTGCCGCCACGCGCCCGTCTGCTGTAGAAAAATCCAGCGTGAACTGCCTGCGCTCACCGCCCAGCTGTTCCACCATGTTCCGGATCTGTTCCAGCTGCTGTGCAGTCGGTTCCGTGTCTGCCGAAAGGTCAATGCCCGGTGCTTCTGCCATCACGCGCACATTGCCGTCCAGCAAAAACTCGTTCAGTGCTTCCGTGCCGGTCTTTACTTCCGCCGGGCCGAACACCTCCAGAATTTCCCGGTGGTCGGTGTCCCGGCTACGGTCATTCTGGGCAAAGTCCAGCATCTGGCCGTCCGGCAGAATGTACCCTGCCCGCCGGAATTCTTCCGTCACGCCGAACTGCTCCTTCGCCAACATCCGCCGGTACTCCGCATTGCCGCCGTACGCTTTGGCTCTGGCATTGTAGGCGTTCTGTGCATCCTTGGCCTGGGCGTCCTTCCGCTGCTGCAGACGCTCATTGGCTGCTTTCATCTGCTCCGTCAGGGCGCTGTCCCGCTCTTCCAGCGCGGCAAGGCGGCTGTTGTACTCCTTGCGCTTTGCAAGGTAGTCCTGGTATTCTGCGCTGTCCCGGTAGGCCTTGCCCTCTGCGGAAAAAACGCCCAGCGCCTTTTTCTTTGCCTCGATCCGCTGCACTTCGGCACTGTTCAGCCATGCACTGCGTTCTTCCTTCAGGGCACTGCGCTGCTTGGTCAGCTGCTGCTGTTCGGTGCGCAGCTTTGCCAGCTCATCCTGCTCCGCCAGCTGATAGCGCACATTTTTCTGCACAGCTGCATTGTTTTCCTTGCTTTTGGCAGAGGTTTGTGCTATAGTAGTGTCAGAAGATACTTCCTGAGCATCCGCAAGGGTGCTCCGCACAGCTTTCGGGAGCTGTGTGGGAGTATCTTCTTTTTTTGTCATATTTCCCTCAGTGTCAAACGTCACATAGCTTCCATCTGTCCAGCATACCTCATGAACATAGAAATTCTTCATGCCATTCTGCCGGGTGTATTCTCTTACAATCACGCCTTCATACAGCTTTGTTCCGTCAATTTCGACGGGCGCTGCAAAGACATAAGTATCATACCCTCGTCCCTGCCAGTTTTGCTCATACCCGATTTGCTTTCCTTTTTGAATTACTTCGGGGACTGCAGCAACCGCAACCTGTTTTGCTTTGCTGTTCCCATGCTGCACCGTTGCACGTGCACCGCTCTTTGTCAACTCCACCGTTCCGAAGTTTTCACGAATCACTTTGTTTCCTATAGAATCAAAGAATTCTTCAACATTGGAAATGTTTTCGTTTCGCGTTTTTCCGAAAGACACCTCTGTTCCTTCGATTGTCGCCACCGGTTTCATTTCTTCCAATTCGTCCAGATGGCCGTTCATCTGCTCCACCAGAGAATCTTTTCCCTCGTGCAGCTGGAACCGCACCCCCTGCGCCGCACCCTCACTCTTGAGGGCTGCGGCGTTTTCTTTTGCCGCGCGCAGGGCGTCCATGGCCTTTTCCGCGTGGGCAAAGTATTCCTCCTTCAGCGCCCGCTTCTCGGCTTCCGCCAGTCGCTGGGCTTTCAGGGCTGCCCGGTTCTCCGGGTCCTTCGCCAGCACTTCCTTTGCCCGGCTCACGATGTCGCTCAAAAGGTCCTTCACCGCGTTCATCACCTTGCGGATGGTCCCCGCCCGGCCTGCGTTCTTCTCCGCCTGCCCGCGCTGGAACTCCACCCACCGCTTGAAGCTCTCCTCGCTGTCAAAGATGCCGCGCCACGCATCGGCCACCATTTCCTCGGCCGCTTCGCCGTAGGTCAGGCCCTGCTGTGCGTAGTCGGAAAGTTTATTCCGGATCAGCTCGTCAATGTTCTCAAAGCCCTCGCTCTTGGCCAGATACTCCATCACATGCTGTTGCACCTCCTTTGCGCCCTCGGTGTCCAAAGCGTTATACCAGTGCCAGTCCTCGTGCAGCACGGTGCCGAACACGTCTCCCGCGCTGTCTGCAAAAAAGATCTGCCCGGCAGCCGTGTCCACATAGGCCTTCACCCGCTCGTCGCCTTCCAGCACCGCCTTCAGCACCGCATCGGTGTCGGTCGCCCGCGCGTTCAGCTCGATCAGCTTCGTGGCCACCTCGTCTGCCGTGCGCATGGTGCCTTTGTACAGCACCCGTCCGCTGCCGCTCACGCTCTTTTCGCTCAGCGCACCGCCCGGTGTCCCGGTCTGCACGGCCCCGGCTTCCGCTTCGCCCTTGCCCTGCAGCCACGCGATCTTCAGCGCCGCCGCGCCGCCGGGCTGTGCCAGCACATAGTCCGTGTTCACCGCAAGGCCGTTCATGCCCTTCGCCAGCTCCATAGCCTTGTCAAAAGTGGTCACGTCCTCCATCTGTCCCAGCCGGTACAGGCTGGAGGCCGCCGCCGCATACCGGCTCTCGTCCGCAATGCCCGTCGGCATGTTCCGGCTCAGCGTCTGTGCCGCGCCCTCGCTCACCTTCCAGCGCAGCAGCTCCCGCTGTACGCTGCTCTTCTGCGCGCCCTCGCTGCGCACTTCCAGCCCGGCCGTCTCCCGCAGGGCTGCCGGTTCCGCCTGCTGTGCAAAGGCTCCCTCACCGAGGGAGCTGTCGAGCGAATGCGAGACTGCTGGAGTTTCCACCGTTTCCCCGGTGTTTTCCACGCTTTTCCCGTTGACATCCCCCGCCCGCTGTGATACAGTTGTGTCGGCAGAAGTAACTGCACTTAACGTTCCGGACGTGTCTCTGGGGTCGGCAACGGCATCCATAGAGGGCTGCAGAGCTTTCGCTATTTCTTTTTCCGGTACTCCTACAGAAGATAAATATTCCGACACGATAAAGTTTCGGCTCTTCTTTGTATCACAGACGGCTTCCACAACAATGTGGGAGCCGTCTATTTTTTTCTCAAAGATCACGATGGGTGCTTTTTTGCGGTTCCCGGTATAATATCCGTCCGCTTTTCGCGTTGCCAGATACGCATTGTCAAAGTGGTTCAGCACATACGCCGCCCGCGCCACGTCCGCGCTGTTCTTCATGGTGCCGTCGGCGCTGCCATCCCCGCCTGCGTGCCGGTTGGTGATGTGTTTCACCGCGTTGGCATCCATCATCGTCACCTTGCCCACCTTGTCAAGGCCGGTCAACTGCTGCATGGCGTCCCGCATCCTGTCGCTGGTCTCGGTCACAGTGTAGGGTTCCAGATCTTCGCCCGCCCGCACCCGGTCCACGTATTCCGCAAAGCCTGGGTCAACGCTCTGTTTGTATTCCTCAATGCTGGCGTTCTGCGCCGGGGTGTGCACCGCCGGGTCATCGTTCACCGCTGTCTGCTCTGCCTTTTGTGCCGCCGTTCCCAAGGCTCCCTCCCTGAGGGAGCTGTCGCCCGTAGGCGACTGAGGGAGTTCGTCCCCCAAGGCTTCCCCCTCGGGAGAGCTGTCAGCGCCCTGCGCTGACGGAGAGGGTCCATTCCGCTGTCCGGTCTGTCCTTCCGCCTCCAGCGCCGCGCTCATCCTGCCCAGCTGCGTGCCCACGGCACCGCCCAGCGCGCCGGATGCGCCGCCCGTCAGGCCGCTCTCCAGTGCCGTCAAAAAGGTGTCTCTGTTAAACAGCTCCTGCGCCGCCTGCTCGTCTCCCAGGGCCGCGTCAATTGCCTTGTCCGCATAGGTCTCCACAAAGGCCTGCATGGCATTGTCGATGCCGCCGGAAATGGCATTCGCCACCGTCGGGTACTGCTGCGCCAGTACGCCGTTGTCTGCCACGCTGCGCACCACGTCCGCCAGCTTCCCCGCCAGCGTGTCCTTGGCGTAGTCGCTGCCCATGGTCCGGGCAAGGTCTGCCGCGCCCACGCTGTTGATGGCCCAGCCCGCGCCAAACTTCGCAAGGCCGCCTGCCAGCGTCTTGCCTGCGCTCTCGCCCTTCTCGATGCTCTGGCCCATGCTCTCCGCGCCGCCCTGGGCGCTCAGCACCGGCAGCACCAGCGCCGGGCTGATGCCCGCCACCGCAAGGTTCTCCGCCGCACTGGTGGTCACCCCCATCAGCTGGCGCGCAAGGGGGCTCATGCCCGCCTGCGCCGCTTCGTTCAGCTGCTGGCCGCGCTTGTACATCTGGTAACCCAGGCTCTTCTCCGGGTCGATGCCCTCGCTCACCTTTGCCCCGCTGATCCGCGCCCGCATCCGGTCGATCTCGCTCTGGCTGTAGCCCTTGGCCTTCAGCTCTTCGTCCGTGTAGGCCGTGCCGGTGCTCTGGGCCGGGGCCGCCATCACTCCGCTGCCGTTCGGCTGCATGGCGTTATCCCGCCCTGCATACTGGGTCTTTCCGCCGGTCATCAGGCACAGCAGTTTCCACTGCCGGTTGTCGCTCTTCACGCTCTCCTGCAGCTCGTTCCAGTTTTTGCCGGTCTCCACTGCGTTCTGCACGCTCCGCACGGCCGTCTCGCCCGCCATCAGCGGGGCCGACGCCACCGTGTCCACAATGCCGCCGATCGTGTTGGAGGTGCGCCGCGCCGCCCGCTGCCAGTCCGGCAGGGCATCAAAGTCGGCAATGTACTGCCGCGCCTCGTGGATCTGCTTGCGGCTGTAGCCCTTGGCCAGCAGCTCCGCGTCGGTGTACTCCCGCTTTTCCGTGCTCGTTTCCGCCGTCGGCGCACTGGCCATTGCCCCGCTCACGCTTATCGGCTGCATGGCGTTGTTTCGTTCAGCATAGGTCTTGTTCCCCTTGCCGGTGCGCAGCAGCCGCACCAGCTGCCGGTGCTGCGGGTCTGCATCCATCCACTGGTTCAGCCGGTCGAAATCGCTGAACTTGTCGGTTGCCTTCAGCTCTTCAGTCTCCTGCTTCAGCTGCTGTGCATCCCGCGCATACCAGCTTTCCACCCGCTTTGCGTCCGCATCCTTGATCTGCTTTTTTACGCTCTCCGCGTTCGGTGCACTGGCCATTGCCCCGCTCGCGCTCTGCATCGGCATGGCGTTGTTTCGCTCGGCATAGGTCTTTCCGCTCTTGGTCCCGGTCCCCAGCACCTTGGCCGCCGGGGCGCTGTTCTTGCCCGTTCCCAGCCACTCCGGCTGTCCGGTGCGTTCCACCGTCGGCAACTTTGATCCCGCCTTTTTCGTGGTCTGCACGCTTTGGGTCCCGGTCATCTGCCCCAGCACCTGCGCGCTCAGGCTTCCGCTCGTGGGGTTCTGGTTGCTCTTTCCCGCGCTCTGCGTCCCGGCTTTCTGTGCCGTGCTGCGCACGCTGGTGCCAGCGCTCCGGTTCACCCAGGCGTCGGTACTTTTGGCCGCCTGCTTGGTCCCGCTGCCCGTCCGCAGCGCGTCGATTTTTTCCGCACTCCAGCCGGTGCTTCCGCTGCTCCGCGCTGGGGCCGTCGTGCTTTTCGGTGCCGCGCTCTGGCCGGTTCCCGCTGTGCTCTTCTGCCCATTATTCTGTTTGCGCAGCTTTTCAATGTCCTGTGCGCTCCATCCCATACTCTCACCTCATCACTTCGTTCCGCGCCACTCGTAGTCGATCTGGTTCATAATGGCCGAGATCTGGTCGCTGCTCAGGCTCGTGTTGTTGGCCAGCTCGCTTGCGATCTGGTTCTGGCTGTACCCGCTGTTGGCCATCTTCCGCGCGTTGTACATGCCCTGCTCCCAGGCTGTGCCGTTTGCCTTGCCGGGGTTGCCTGTGCCAGTCAGCCGCTGGATGCGCCCTGCATCAGCCAGTGTGTCCTCGTAGTAGCTTCGCCGCTGGTCGTCCGTCTTCATGGTGCTGTACTCTTTAAACATCGTGTTCAGCTGCGGCTGGGTGTACCCGTCCACCTTGCTGCTCCTGCTCTTCGTGCTGCTCCCGCTCTTCGTACTGCGGCTCGTGCCGCCGCTCCCGCTTCTGGTCGTGGTCTTGTACCGGTTGCTGATGGCCAGCTGGCTTGCGTACTTGGCAAGGTCTGCCTGGTTCAGCCGGTTTGCAATGGTGCTGTAGCTGTCCACGCTCCCCGTGGGCAGCCCCGCCATCTGCAGGTAGTTGTTCGCCGCCGTGTCGTAGCCGCTGCCTGCAAGCCCGGCCGCCGTGGTCAGATAGTCCAGCTTGTCCTTGTCCACCTGCGACAGGCCCTGCCAGCTGTCCAGCATCGTGTCCGTCAGCCCGTACTGGTTCAGGATCTGCTTTGCCGCATCGTCAAAACCTGCCTCCTTGTAGCTTGCCGCCTGCTGCAAAGCCGCCATCTGGTCGCTCAGCTCGGTGCGGCTCAGGTTGTCGTTGTACTGCCGCAGGGCAAAGGCATTCTCCCAGTCCTGCTGCCGGTACCCCTTGTAGGCGTCGTACCCTTCCAGCGCGGCCGCGCCCACGTTCTTCACCACGTTCCACACGTTGCTCAAAAAGTCGCTGTTCTCCTGCCGGGCCTGCTGGGTGCGTCCGTACCGGTAATTCCGCAAGTTCGCCGCATCCGCCACGCTGCCGTCGTACTCGCTGCGTGCAAGCTGGTCCTGCGTCAGCAGGTTGTCCAGCTGGGTGCCCCGGCCTGCAAGTTCCTGCTGCCACTGGCTCAGGGCATCCGCCCGCGCCTGGGCGTACACGTTGGCGGTCTGGCCCGTCTCCCCGGCCGCCGCCTGCTGTGCCGCGCTCTTGGCCCAGTCCGTGCCGTACCCGCCGCTAAGGCTGTTTGCCACCTGCTCGGCCGCACTGGCCCCCGCTCCTGCATTGCCAAACAGGCGGCTCAGGGCACCCCGGTAGGTGCCATTCTGGCTGTCAAAACCCAGTCCTGCGCTGTTGGCACTGTCCATGCCCGCCAGCGCGTTCTGGATCCCTTCGTCGTAGCGGTTCTCATACGCTCCCGGCATGGCCGCTTCCGCCTGTGCCTGCTGTTTCTGCTGGTCGTTCAGTCTCTTGATGGTCCCCATGCTCTACCTCCATTCTCAGATAAAGAAAAACGGCAGGATCTGCGCCGCAATGCCCAGCACGCTGAACAGCCCGTTCAGGGTGCTGCTCACGTTCTGCTGCCGCTGTGCATAGGCGTTGTTGTACTCGTTCTGCCTGTAGCTCAGGTCGTTGTACCAGTTCGACAGGTCTTTCTGGTACTTGTTGTAGTCATTCTGCTCGGCCTCCTGCAGGCCGTTCAGCTCCTGCTGCAGCCCGCTCTTTTTCGTGTTGTACTCGCTGCGGCTCTGGCTCGTCAGGCTGTCCAGCATCGTGTCCAGGTCGCTCATGGTCGCCGCATAGGCCTTCTGGCCCGCCTGGGTTCCGTAGCTGGAGCCGTACCCGCCGGTCAGTGCGCTGGCACTGGCCTGCGCGTTCTGGTTCGCCAGCTTCGCCTTCTGGGTGTACTCGCTCTTGTACTGCTGGTATGCCGTATCGGCCGCCGGGTCATAGTCGTAGCCGCCCAGATCATCCAGCTTGCCCATCACGTTGTCGATCTGGCCCTTGTACTTGCTCTGGTAGTCGGCCGGTTTCGTCTGTTCAAAGCGCTCCAGCTCGCTCCGCGCGTTGCTCAGTCTGCTCATCTTCAGCTCTCCTTTCCGCTCAGATAATCCTCGCTCATGTTCTCGCTGCTAAGGTTGGTCAGCACATAGGTCAGCTGCTCGTTCAGCTGGTACAGGTAGTTCTTCAGCGCCCGCGCGTCCGCCTCCGGCATCTGGTCGCTGAAGCTCGGCAGGCCGATGCCCGCCAGTCCCGCAATGCTTGCCATTTTCTTCTCCTTTCATCGTCTCGGCACCGCGCCGCTCACCCTTGCCCCTGCTGCATCCGCAAAGGTGAGGGCCATGCTCCGCAGCACCATCTGTCCGGTGCCTGCAAATCTCAGCCGCATGGTGTCGTGCCGCCGGGGCACAAAGGGCAGGTTCACCCGCTGGTGGTCCCTCGTCACCGCACAGCTGCTCACCGTCTCCCAGTCCCCGCCGTCGTAGCTCACCGCCACGGTCAGCACCGTGTGGGCCAGGGCATCCATGCGCAGCGTGACCCGGCTGATGTACTTGTCGTCCGGCACGGCAAGGCCGATGTCTCCGGTCACGGCCTCAAATTTCAGCCCCGTCTCGTCCTCGCCGCTCACTTCCCGCTCCGGGTCGGCCGCCCACAGGGCATTGCCGTCCCACAGGTACAGCTGCTGGCCGGTGCTCACCATCCCGGTGCCCGCCGCGCTCTCCTCCTGCCACAGGCCCCGCTCGGTGTCGTACACCAGCAGCCGCCCGCTGCCCGTGTCCGTTTTTCGGTGCAGGTACAGGTAGTACCGCGCATCCAGCTGCCCGCCCACGGCCCGGTCCACCGCCGTCAGCTTCCCGGTGTCCAGCGCGCCGCTCACCTTGGCAGGCAGGCTTCCGCTCCACGCCATCACCCCGTCCGGCGACAGATAATACAGTGTCTCCGCGATCACGCACAGGCTCTTTGCCGCATTTGCCGCCACGCCCCGGCACCGCACACTGCTCATCTGGTAGTCGCTTGGCTTCGAGCCGTACAGCTTGTGGATGCAGTTTTCCTTAAAAAACAGCAGGTACCCCAGGCAGCTGGCCGCCCCGGTAAACGCGCCGTCGCTGCCCACGCTCACCGCGTAGCTGTCCGACGCAATGCCCCGGTAGCTGTACCAGTTGGTGGGGTCGCCCAGGGCACAGGCATAAATGCTGTTTTCCTCCCGGCTGCATCCCCACACCCGGTTGCCCTGCTCGGTCACAAAGTCCAGATCCGGCACCCGCCGTTCCAGCTTCACCGGCGCTGCGGCCGCTTCGTTCTCGGTCACCTTGCCGTCGGCGCTTCGCCAGCTGGTGCCGGTGGCCGTCACGGTCCAGCTGCCATAGTACCGGGTGCTGTCCTCCGGCACGGCCAGCGTCGTGATCACGTCGTCCCCGTCCAGCGTGCTGATGCTCACCTCTCCGTTCAGCCCGGCCGCCGCCGCACTGCATACGGTGCCCGGCATCCCGCTCACCGTCACGGTGTCGCCTTCCTTCAGCACGCTGCCAAGGCCCGGGCAGTGCAGCCGCAGGCTCGTCAGCAGGATCTCGCTCCACTTCTTGTTCTTCGCGCTGTACTTCAGCAGTACGCTGCCCGCGCCGTAAGGGCTCTCGGCGTCCCCCTTCAAAAACAACTGCCCGTCTGCCGGGCTCTCCGGCTCGGTCGTGCCCACGCCGTCCGGCGCGTAGGTCCGGCCCTCGCCGTCGCAGGGGGTCACGATCATGGTCCCTCCGCTCAGCGTCCACGCCGCCGCAAGGTCCGTCAGCTCCCCGCTCACCGTGTCAAAGGCCTTCTTGTCCGGCCAGATCAGCACCTTCGTGCCCATGCCGGTCATGGCCTTCTCGTTGTCGGTCAGCGCGTTTTCCAGCACCACCGCCCCGGCCCGGCTCTCGTCGGCGTCCGGGGTGTACTCCAGCGTGGTTCCCCGACAGATCACCAGCCCGTTCAGGTGGTACATGCCGTTCACGTCCTGTACCTCCCGCACTTTTTTGCGGGTCGCCCGCGTCTGCAAAGCCGGGTACCCCCGGCCGGAAAAATTCAGGCTGCTGCTCAGCTCCGCCTCGCTGCACCCGTAGGTCTCGTTCACCCCGCCAAAGGCCCGCAGCATCTGCCGCCCGCTCTGCAAAATGTTCAGGTTTCGCCCGTCCGTCATCTCAGTACCTCCACTGCACACCGCCCGCCGGGGCATAGCGCCTGCGCATCCATGCGGCAAACTCCTGCACATAGTCGCTGTACAGCTGCATCTCGTTGGCCGCCCGTGCCACCTCGCCCAGGGCAAGGTCCATCTGCGCACACAGCCAATGCACATACAGGGGCGCAAACTCCTCCGGGGCCAGCAGCTTGGTGTCGTAGGCAAGGCCGTCGGCCCATGCCGTGTCCGCGCCCACGTCGTCAAAGTCCACCGTCTCGCTGCGCTCCACCACGCTCCCGCGCAGGCGGCTGTCGCACTGCCGCAGCCAGTTCTGTTTCAGACTGTCCGAAAACTCGTTGTTCGGCCGCATCTCGTCGGCCTGCTCCATGGCCTGTCCCGCCGTCATTTTCTCTTCTCCTTCCAAATCAAAAGGCCCCGGCACAGCCATGTGCCGCTGTACCGGGGTCCTCTGTCTCTTTTGTTACACGCGCTGTGCCTGCTGCACGGCCGCCGCCTCTGCTTCGGCAATGCGGGCCATGGCCGCGTTGTCCATTTCTTCGCTGTGGCGCAGCACCTCGGCCACCGCCTTCGGCACCTCCACGTCCACGCCGCGCTGGATCAGGTAGGTCTCGCCGTTCACGCCCACAAACACAGGCGCCTTATAGCGCTGGCTGTCCTTGAACAGGTGGATTACCTCGGTGTCCTTCTCCTGGGTGTCCATCGTGTCCTTCTCCACAGCCTTGGTTTCCTGCACGGCCGTCTCAGTCTTTTTCACTGCCATCTTCATCCGTTCCTTTCTGTTCCTCTGAGAAAGGCTCCCCCGTCGGGGGAGCTCCGTTTTCGCGCCGCGTCAGCGGACGGAAACGGTGAGAGGGTTAGTTTGCCAGTGCCTTGGCGCTGTAGCGTGCGCTGCAGCTCTCAATGCGCACCATGTACTGCTCGCTCAGGCGCTCTGCGGTCTTCACGGCCTTCCAGCCCACGGACGCGCGCTGGTTCAGCGGGTCATCACCGTAGCCCAGCTGCTTCACGATGTGCTGCATGCCGCCGCCCTCCAGCTCGGTGGTGGCATAGGCGTGGGCACCCAGCACCAGGGTGCTGAACACCGCCAGGCCGCTCGGGCAGCCGGTGCCCTTCCAGATCTTTGCTTCGCTGGACACCACGAAGCGCACGTTGTTGATCTTGCCGATCTCGCCGTTGAAGATCTCTTCCGGGGCCGCGTACTTGTGCGCCTCGATCCAGTTCGGGTCCTTGCGGATGTCATAGCTGGTGTACGGGTGCACGATGGCCACATAGCTGTCGCCGATGGGGTCCGCGTTCTGGGCCTGCAGCATGGCCACCGCCTGGTCGATCAGGTCCACGGTCAGCTGTGCGGTGGCGTCCAGCGTTGCGCGGCTGGTCACGGCAGTCTCCACGCCGTCCGCCACCTTGGGCGCGTAGATCACGTTCGTGCCGCCGTTCAGGATGTCACGCACCACGGTGTCCATGGTGCGGCCGCCCTGGCTGGCCAGGATGTTGGTGGCCTGCACCACATTGTTGTCAATGGCGGTCAGATCCAGCATGTCGGTCAGGGGCACCCAGCCGCCGTACTGGTGTACCTCGGCGGTGATGGTGGTCACGTTCAGGGTCTGGCCTGCCGGGGTCACGCCTTCGGTCAGCGGGGTGGTGGCCTTCGGCAGGCTGTCGTACCGGCGGAACTCAATGGTCTTACTGTTGTTCGCCGGGATCGGGTAGCTGTCGCCGAACTGGTCATGCACCAGCGCAGGCTCTGCCAGATCCAGCAGGGTCTTCTCGTAGTAGGTCTTCATCTCGGCGGTCATGCCGCCGGATGCGGTGGTATTCTGCAGCTGTGCGCTTGCATCCGCAAACATCTGCAGATCCAGTCTCTTCTCAGTCATCTGTTTGTCCTCCTTCAAGGTTTTTATCTTCTCACGCCCGTTGCGTGGGAAATCTCTCACAGCACGATGCGCTCGCCCCGCCGTGCCCGCTTTGCCAGCTCGGCCCGCTGCTTGGCGGTCATGTGCGCCACGTCCACCTTCATCTCGGCCGCGCCGCCGGGGTGCGCCCCGTTCTCGGCCGGCCGCTGTGCCCTCTGCTGGATCCGCGCCGCCACGCCCTGCTCCACCTGCTGGGCCGTGCGTGCCGTGCTTGCCTCCATCAGCTGGTCAAAGTAGGCGGCCCGGTACGCCGCTTCCAGCCCGATGCCGCGCCGGATCATGTCCGCCACGCTGGGGTTGTTCAGCACCTCGTCCAGCTCAAACGCCGGGTACTTCACCTTCAGCTGCGCCGCTTCCGCTTCCCACTGGGCCCGCACGGCGGCTGCCCGCTGCTGGTGCTCGGCCGCCTGCCGGATCTGTTCGGCCCGCTGCTTCTCGGCGTTCGCCCGCTGCAGCTCGCTTTCCATCCGGTCCATTTCCCGCGCGGTCTTTACGCTGATGCCGCGCTCCGCTGCCAGCGTCTCGTAGTACTCGTCGTTCTTCACCTTCCCGTTCTTCACGGCCTCGGTCAGGGCAGCCAGGTTGTCCGCGCTCTGCACGTCGATGCCATACGCCTCGCCCAGCGCGTCCATCAGCCCCTTCACCGCCGGGTTGTCCAGCACGTTCTGCACGGCCATCTCCGACGCCCTTTGCAGTGCCTCCTCAAACTCGGCTGCGTACTCGCCCTGCATCAGCTGGCCAAAGGCCTTGCGCTTTTCCGCCGGGTCCGTCGGCTTTGGCTCCTGCTCGGGCTGTCCCTGCCGCGTCTCGGGCTTCTCTTCGCCGGGTGCTTCCTCTTTACTCGGCTCCCCCTTTGGGGGAGTTCCGGCGTCCTCGCCGCCGTCGGCGGACGGTGCCGGTGCGGCCTTCGCCGCTCTGCCCGGTCGGCTGCGCTTTGCCAGCCGCTCCTGTGCGGGGCGCAGCTCCGGGGCCTGCACCGCCGGGGCCGCTTCCGCCCCATCGCCAGCAGCACCGCCGTCTCCGCCGCCTTCTGCAAACAGCTGCAGGTTCATCTTTCCGTCCACCATGTCCGGCAGCTGTGCCGGGTCCGGTGCCTTGCCGTCCGCAAACACCATGTTCACCACCAGCTCCACGTTCTCCGGGTAACTCTCGGCCAGCGCGTCCAGTCCGTCCTGTACCAGCTCCACCCATGCTTCCACCATGTCGTAGCTCTCATGGGTCGGGGTCACCTCCACGCGCATCCAGCCCTCACCGTGTGCCACAGCGCCCAGCGCCACAAGGCCTGCCCGCGCAGCCTCCTCCACCTCGTTGGCAAGGGTCTGCATCAGGCAGCTCACCGCTGCGCACACAATGTCCTGCCCGTACTTTCCCGCGCCCGCATGGCCCTTTGCCTTCACCTCGTAGCCGGTCTTGCCGTCGTTCCATACCGTGCGCATCACTGTTGCTTCGATCATCCGGTTTTCCTCCGTTCTTTTATTGCGCCGCAGCGCACATCATGCTGCCCATGGCAGCCTTATTCCTTGTTCGGGTTGTTCACATCCATGGCCCGCTTCGCCGCCTGGCTGGAAAGGCTCCCGCTTCTGTCGCCCACCACGCCGCCCAGGCTGTTCAGAGTGCTGGCCGCTGCGGTCTTTCCTCCGCTTCCGCCCCCGCTGCCTGCTGCCGCCTGCCCGGCCGCGCTGGCCGCCGCACTCACGTTGGTGCCGTTCTGCTGGTCGATGATCGCCGCCATCTTCTGCAGCTGCTGGGCCATCTGCTGCAGCTGCTGGTACAGCGTGCCGTTCTGGCTCACCCGCTCCCGCACCTTTTCGATGCCTTCAAAGTCCATCATGTCCAGCGCCGCCAGCGCCGCGTCCGCGTTCGCCGGTGCAAAAAATCCCAGCTGGTAGCACTCTTTCGCCGTCTCGTTCTGGCTAAGGCGGCTGAAGGTGCTCTTCTTTGCCGCCGTCACCGTGATGTCAAACACCGGCTCGTGGTCGCCCAGCTGCACACCACCCACCATGCCGCCGGGCTGCGCCTGCAGTGCCGCGTTGCTAAAAGGCACATACTCCGTGCCGCCGCTTTCTCCGGTGATGCGGTACACCCGCTGCTCGTCGTAAAACTGCCGCATCAGCTCGATCACCAGGTAGCACTCTTTTGCAAATGCCCGGTATGCGCTCTTCAGCATGTCGCGGCTCAGTTTGCTGCCCGCTTCCTGCAAGGCCGCAATGGCGCTGGCCGCCGTCAGGCCGCTGGTGGTTCCGCCCTGGCTCACGTCCCGGTTGCCACTGATCTCCTTCAGTTCGCTCACCCGGTCATCCCGGTAGGTGATCAGGTTGCCCTGCAGCCCGCTCACCTGCAGCGGCCGGAAGGTGTCATCCGTCAGCCGTCCCACCACATGCACGATGTCCCTGCCAAAGTCTGCCAGCTCTTCCTCGTTCACGCCTGCCGTGTCGCTCAGCACATACCGCTGCTTCGCGGCCAGCTTCACGTTCTCGTCCATGGCGTGGTTCATCTCGTCAATGGCGGTCTGGGTGTCCTTCATCACGTCGATGTACCCAAAGCCCGCCGGGCTGTCCTCTTCCCGGAACAGCGGGTCGAACACAAAGGGGTAGTTCCCGTGGTCGTAAAAGCCCCGGTCCCTCATGGCCGGGTCGTTCTCGCTGGCATACAGCACCACGCCGTTGCAGTATTTGCAGTAGTGCAGCACCGTCTGTCCGCCGGGCAGGGCCTTTTTGTAGTACCAGTCCACCACCACGCTCTTGTCGCTGGTGTCCAGGCTGTCGTCGTGGACGTACTTTGCCACGTCCAGGCTGTGGCCGGTGTGTCCCTTGAGCTGTGGGTACTGGCTTTCCAGCTGGTCGTTGTTCGCCAGGCTCAGGCTGAACAGGTTCGGGCTGTCCTGCACGTCCTCTACGCCCGGCTCCCAGTACAGCATTAGGATGTTGATGCTCTTGATGCTGATCTCGCCCAGTCCGCCCCGCGCCGCCGGGTCCCAGAACACGCCCTTCACGCCGGTTCCGGTCTTGAGCTTGCGCCACCAGGTGTCGCTGTAGGCCGTCTCGTAGTCGCACTGCTCCAGCACCGTGGGCAGGATCTTCGACAGCACCTTGGCGGTCGCCTCGTCGTCCGCTGCGCGCGGCAGCACGTTCGGCTCCGGGTAGTTGTCCATGGCATCGGCGTGCTTGTTGGCAATGCTGTTGAACAGCCACCCGCTGGAAGGCTTCGGCTTGCCTTCCATCATCTTGTTCTGGTAGTTCTTCCAGTGTCCCATGCGGAACCACAGCTCGTTTTCGATGATGCGTTTGTCCAGTGCGGCCTTGCCCGCCTTGTACTTCTGCAGCAGGTCGTTTGCCTGCCGCACCTCGTCCTCACCGATTGCTTCCGCTTCGTCAGAGGCTTCCTCCGGCCGTGCCGGAAGCAGCTGCATGCCCATCGGCATCTGCGCAGGCTGTCCGCCCTGCATCATCCAGTCCGGCATCTGCTGGCCGCTCTCTTCCTGTGGTGGGTATCGCTCCGACAGCTGTCGCAGCAGCTCTTTCTCGTCCATCGTCATCGTCTCAAATCCTCATCACCCTTGTGGGGCTCTTGCGCACGTCCATGTCCAGCGGGTCATCCTTCAGCATCGGCACGCTCTCGGTCTTGCGCGGGCTGATGGGGTTTTCCATCAGCACATACCGGCACTCGTCGTAAATGTGGTCTTCCTGTGTGGTGTCGATGTCCTCCACGTTGCTCTCGTCGTACACCAGGTTCGGGATGGTCCGGATAAAATGCTTGCAGGTATCGAACACCTGGAACATCGGCCGGCCCTCGGCGTCAAAGGCCAGCCGGTAATGGAACTGCATCTTACCCGCCAGCCGGGTGTGGTCGCCCGGTGCCCAGAAAATATAGTTCGGGTGCTTTTCCTGCATGGCGGCAATGCTCTCGCCCTGGCTCTCGTTGAAGATCGCCGGGTCCGCCACGCCTTGGATGTGTCGGCCCCGCAGCATCGGGTCGTTTTCCTCCGCCTCTTTGATCATCCGCGCCTGCTCCACCGGGTTGACTTTCGTTCCCTCGTTGGGCGTCCCGGTGCAGCCGTACAGCTCCTTGATGCGGTACAGCCTGCCCTCTTCGTCCGCCGCGTACCATCCCACCGAAAACGGCTTTGCATAGCCAAAGTCGTACCCGCGCCAGATTTTCCAGTGCGCCGGGATGCGGAACGGCTTGATGACGTGGGTCCATCTCTGGTCCTCGTAGTGGTCCGGGTCGTTGCGCCATTCGGTGAACACCTGCCCGCTAAAGCTGTCCCAGCTGCCGTACAAAAGCGCCTGCTTCTCCGCCTCCGGCAGGCTGGCCAGGTTGTTCAAATAGCCCGGGTCGTTCTTCAGCAGCGCCGGGTTGTCAAAGATGGTCGATGGGATAAAGATGCGGGTGCGCCGCAGCTTTTCCACGCTGCCGTCCGGCTTCTTCACATCCACCAGCTGCACCATCCGGGTGCCCGGTGGTGCCGGTGTGATAAACCGCGCCTTCACCCATCCGTGTCCGATGCCGCCGGGGTTTGCCGTGGCCCGGATGTACACCTGTGTGCCCGGCCCGCTCGGTCGGTTGCGGCTCATCAGGTAGCTGTACTCCTCCCATGTAAAGTGTGTCAGCTCGTCCACCCCGATGTAGTCAAACTGCTGGCCCTGGTAGTTGTACTTGTCCTGCGTGCGGAACATGCTGCCGAAATAGATCTTTGCCCCCGACGGAAACGTCCAGCAGTGTGTGCTGCTGTTGTACCGCGCCGCCGGGAATACTGGCTTGTAGTACTGCATGGTCTTGTCGATCAGCTCCCGCAGCTGTGGGAAGGTCTTGCGCAGGATCAGTGCCCTGTAGTTGGGCACGTCCACCTGCCGCAGCGCCTCGATCACCAGCGCGTCGCTCTTCCCGCCTCCGGCTGCTCCGCCGTACAGCGCCTCATCCTCGCCGCGTGCCATAAAGGCCGCCTGCCTCGGCTGTGGTCTCCATACGATGGGTCTGCCCTTAGCCCGGTCCATCCAGTATCACCTCTGCCTCGTCCTCTGTGCCTCTCGGCTCCATCAGCACCGCCGGGGCGCTCTGGCCGCTGTCCCGGTCTGTGGTGTCCTGGGGCACCAGCGCAGCCGCAGCCCCCGCCGCCGTAATCAGCACCGCCGCGACGTTCGCCGCGTCCCGGTCGGTCATCACCCGGCTGTCGTATCGCTCCAGCTGCTTTTCCAGCTCTTTCCGCTCCTCGTCGCTCAGCTGCCGGTCGTAGCTGCCCGGCGCTCCGTATGCCACAAGGCCGGTCTCCATGGTGTCCTGCAGCGTCTCGTCCTCGCTCTTGAGCTGCACCCCGATGTCGTACTGCCGCGCTTTGGCGTCCTCGTCCAGCCGCCGGTGCAGCTTTTCCCGCACCTCGGCCGCCCGCTGGTTCTCGGCCACCCGCTGCTGCAGGTAGCTCACCTGGGCCTTTGCGCCCACAGCCGCCCGCGCCGCGATCTCCCGCGCCGCCTCGGCCCGCGCTGCTGCAAATACTCCGTCCGGCTTTCCGGCCTCCTCGGCCATCCAGCTGCGGATGGTGCTCTCCGGCACGCCGTACCTGCGCGCCACTGCGCAGATGGAGTTTGAGCCGATCATGGCCATCACCACTTCGGCACGTACAGCCGCCGGGTACTTTTTGCCCCGGCCCTGCTTCCCGGGCACGGTGTTTTTGCAGTATCTCCGCTTTGCCATCCCCGGCCCTCCCTCCGTGCTTTGGCTCCCAGTCTACCGTCCGGGTCCGCAATAAAAAAACCGCGCACTTTTCAGCACGCGGTTTGCTGCGTTGCAGCACAAACAGGCCGGATGCATCGCACTCAGCCTGTCCCATGCTCCTGTATGGGCATGGCTACACCAGCCCCTCCCGTGCGGCAAAAAGTCCCACCGTGCTCAACGCCTCCAGCTCCTTGCGGTAGTAGGTCGTCCGCCCGATGTGCAGCGCCTCCACCACGTCCCACTCTTTTTCTCCGGCCATGTACCGCCGCACAAGGATCCCGGCGCACACCGGGTCCGCCTCGTCATAGTAGTCCAGCGCCTTCCCGATCACCCGGCCCCAGGCCTGCGTCAGCTCGTCCGGGGTGTCTTCGGCCGCTTCCATCGCCCTGCCATATCGCCGCAGTCCTTTCCGCACGTCCTTTTTCTGCTGTTTTGTCACCCGTGCCCCGCCTTTCCGCGCGCTTTTGCGCTGATTTGCGCGCAAATTCAGCGTTTTTCCGCGTTTCGCGCGCAATATGTAAATATAATTAATTTTTTTATCTGTCAGGTGCGAACTTTCGCAAACTCCCGCCTCCGCAGGATCAGATACGCCTGCGGGTCGGTGCTCTCCCAGCCGTCTGGCCGTGGTCGGTCGGTCTCGTACAGCTGCTGCGGGTCGTAGACCATCACCTGCACCACCTCCCAGCCCGGGAAGCGCTGCTCCCACCAGGCTGCATCCTCGGCGTGCTCGCTGCACCCCTGCCGCAGCTGTCTCCGGCTCCACTTGGTGTCGGCTGCCCGCAGCACTTCCGGCAGCGTCAGGTTCCGCGTCTCCACGCACCGGCGCTCACTGTGGCCGTAGATGTACCCTACCGTGCCGTTTTTGCCATCCCCGTCTATGCCCAGGATCTTTTTCACGTCGATCCGGTCCGCGTTGCAGGTCCCCAGCGGCTCATACTCTCCCGTACCCGGCACCCGCCGCCGCCACAGTTCTTCCAGCATCTGGCGGAATTCCCTCCGCTCGGCCGCCGTCAGGCCCTTGCACTCGGCAAAGCCGTGCATGTGCAGCTTCCCTTTCTCTCCGTTCCGCACCGCGTGCAGGCTCAGCTTCAGCTGCCTGGCTCTCTGCTCCCCGAACCGCCGGATCACCGCCGCCTTTACCCGCCGCACATAGTTCCGCACGTCCTGCACGCAGTCCTCAAAGCTCTCCGGCCGGTATGCATCCTCGTAGGTCCCGGTCACATAAAAGCCGTCCTTGTCAAAGTTCGCCAGCACCTTGCGCTGGTATCTGCGCATGCTGGCGTTTTTATTGCGTGCCTTCTGGCCCCGGCTGCTCTCCTTTTGCTTCCTGCCCCGCTGCCTGTGCTCCTGATCCGTCACCGCATAGATGCCCACGGTCCTGTACTCTCCGCACTCGTACTTTTTCTCCCGGATCCAGCTCTTCATGGCTCACCTCTTCTTTCGGGCAGCGCCCTTGTCCTTTTCTTTTCCCGGTCCTCACCGTCGTAGAAATAACGGGTATACAAGCTCCCTCAAGCGCCCGCCCGGACGCTTATAAAAATAAAAGGTATATTATATACTTTGATAAAGGCTCCCGCCTGCCGCCAGCGTCTGGCAGCACCCGGCAAACTTTATGCCCGTCCCGTCGCCAAAGCCCTCCGGCGTAATTGCCGGAGGGCTTTTCCTGTTCATTTTCTTCTTCTGCTCCGCTGTCCCTTGTGGGCCATCCAGCCTTCTTTTTCGTAATCGCCCCGGTTCACCTTGTCCCGGTAGATTGCGTTTTGGGTGTACTCCTTCTCGGTTTTCAGCCGTCCCTTCCACTCCCGGTACTTTTCGCACTGGTCATGGCACGCCGGGGATCTTCCTGGGCAGTCCGGCTTGCAGCACCACTCGGTCATACCGGCACCTCCGGTTTCCCGGCCGCCGCCCAGTAGCCGTAGCTCAGCTCTTTGCGGCCCCATTTCCGTGCCGCCGCATTGTAGCGGCACAGCGCATGTACATCTTCCTGCAGCGCGTCCATCTCCGTCTTTTCCGGCTCTTTCGCACTCACGTTCTTCCGCTCCGAAAAGCCTTCCCGCTTCTTCCGGTCCTCCCCTTTCGGGATCCGGATGGGCCGCTCCTCTTTCCGGCGCTCCACACATGTCACGCCCAGGCGCTTATTGTGCCCGGCTCGGTGGGCATTCGGTGCGTCCTCTGCCCGGATAAAAAAGCCTTTTTCCACCAGCTCCACCGCGGTGCCTTCGCACACCACCCGGCCGTCGGCGTCCGTCATCCGGTACACCCACACCTTCCGGGTCGTCCCGCCGGGCGGCGCTATCTTTTTTGCCACCGGCCGGATCTCTTCCCGCTCCACCTTCCATTTTCGGGGCCGGATGCCCTTCAGGTGCTGCTTGGCCCACAGTCGGCTCAGGTCATCGCTCCGTGAAAAAACGCCATCCGCTACCAGCTGTCCCGCCTTGCCTTTGTAGGCCAGCTCCCCGGTCTTTGCGTCGTACAGGCTGTAGATGTACTTCATCTGTCCCGCACCTCTCGCAGCTCTTCCCACGCATCCTTCCAGCACAGCCGCCCGAATACCTGCTCCGCTTTCCGCCGGGCTTCCGGGCCGTCCATCTCTCGCATCTGCTGGTTCTTGTACTGCTCAAACCCGACGCAGCACGCAGCAAAGTCCCGCACCTCCGGTACCTGCGAGCCGATTTTTGCTGCCAGCAGCCTGCAAAACCGCTTGCGCGTGATCTTTCTCTTGTCCTTGCTCATACTTTTCCTCCGTACAGTTCAAACTCCACGCCGTCCTCGGTGATCAGCGCCCCGCCGTCCAGGATCTCCGTGATCTGCCGCAGCCGCTCCACCGTGATTTTCCGTGTCCCGCCGGGCTCCGTCCACTTCTTCGCCGTCTGCGTTTTCACGCCCGTCCGCTCCGCCAGCTTCCACGCCGTCAGGCCCCGGTACTGCATTGCTTCCGTCAGTGTCATCTCGTCCGTCTCCTTTGCCAGCTGTCCGGTGTGCCGTACTGCAGCGCGGTCACTTTTTTCTGCCGTTCTTTGCCAATGCCAAATTTTTCGTTCAGGGCAATGGTCACGCATGCGTGGGTAAAATCACTGGCGTTGTTCTGCGCCAGCGTGATGCTGTCCTCCAGGCTCATCTTCTGTTTCACAGTCTCTTCACCGCCTTCCGGTATCTCTCATACAGCTGCATCCACTCGTCCAGGCTCAGGCTCTTGTCCACCGAGGCAGCCTCCAGCACCTTGTGTGCGTCGCTCTCCCTGCTGCGCGGGTCGTGCCAGTCCAGCTCTTCCAGCGCCGCGTCCAGCTTCTGCTCGTACTCCTGCTGTGTCATTCGTCCTGTACCTCTCCCTGCCGCGTCAGCAGCTCCGTCATAAAGGCCGCCTCTTTGCCCTCAAACCGCTGCATCGCCTTTGCCTCTCCGTTCAACAGATCCAGCAGCGTGCCCTCCATCATCTTCCCAAATTCTTTGCAGCACTGTCCGCGCAGCCGCTGCGGCACATCTCGCAGGCTGCTTGCCGCCATCCCGCAAAATCCCATCGTCATTACCTTCAGGACATCTTCCTCGCTGCATTCTTTTCCTTTTACGTTGGTCAGGACTTTTCCGCCCGGCACCGTCCTCACCGTGATCTCAATCGTACCCTTCATAGTTCTGCTCCTTTTCTCTTCACGGTTCCCCGTTGTCGTTCGCCCAGGCAAGCACCTGCGCTCTCGCTTCCGTCAGTGCTTCGCACAGCAGGTTCGCGGCGTCTTCGGCCATCCCGCTGGGCAGGTCGTTCACCACTGCAAGGGCTGCATCTGCGTCAATGCGGATCTGATCACAAAGCAGCGTGGCCCGCTCCCAGTCCTTTACAGTGTCTTTTTGCATTTGCCAAACTCCTCCACATGGTACACCCGGAAGTCGTCGCACTCCGGGTGCTGCTCCCGTGCCAGCTCCTGCGCTCTGGCTTTGGCCACGCCCTGGCTGCTGCCGCCCACCAGCAAGGCCGTCTGCAGCCGCAGCGGGTAGCCGTCCCGGCTCATCTCAATGTGCACACGGTAACGCATCCTGCTCACCCCACCTTCCGCTTTCCGGCTTTCACGGTGTTCTCCGGCTGCCGGTGCTCCCGGGGTCCGGCCTTTTCCTCCTGCTCCTGGGCCGCAAAGCCCAGCCGCATAAAAAGCACGGCCGCCAGCACCAGCACCATGGCCGTCACAAACTGCCCGTCCGTGATGGGTGCGCCCACCTGAGCGTTGCCTTCCAACCCCATGCCGCACAGCAGTCCGGCGCAAAGGCTCCCAGCTGCCAGCCAGTGCCATACTGTCGATTTGATTCGCATTGCAAAATACCTCCGTTTGCGTTATACTTCTGGTGATAGCGGCCCTTGTCAGATCGCTTTCACTCGGAGCCCACCGGTGTTCTCAGCACCGGCGGGCTTTTTCATTTTCTCCAGCGCGGCGTTCTTGTCAATGCGCCAGAGCTTGGGGCCCACCTTAGTGGCGGGCAGCATTCCCATCCGGCACATGCGCTGCACCGTCTTGGGGCACACGCCGATCAGTGCGGCGTACTCGGCCGGGGTCAGGTACGCGGGCAGCTGCCGCGCGTCCCAGACCTTTGCCCTTGTGACTGTCCTTTTCATGGCTTTTGTCACTCCTCCTGTTCTTCCGCGATCTGCAGCACCCGCTGCAGCCACTCGGTCTTGCTTTTCACATCCATTGCCAGATACACATCCTCGTGGTCCGTCTCGTCCAGGTCGTGCACCAGCTGCTTGCACACCGCAAGCAGCTCGTCGCACATCGCCAGCCCGGCTTTTACCATCCATTTGCTGCTCAGCAGCATCGGCTTGCCGTCCCTTTCCGGGTGGTTCTGCTCCCGCAGCTCCTTTTCCGTCGGCACTCTCACCTCCGGCACCAGCCGCCCCGCCGGGGCATTGTTTCGGTCGGTCATCCTCTTCGCCTCCTTAGTCCGGGTTAAAGGTCTGGAACCGGTTGTCCTTGCGGCTCAGTTGCCGCACCTCCTCCGGGGTAAGGCCCGTGTCCTCGTACTGGCCCAGACGCTGCACCAGCTCGTCCTTTTTGGCAGTGCTCCAATACCCCTCCTTGATGCCGCTGCACCGGGGGGATGTCAGTCGTTCCATATGCCATCCTCCATATCAATCCCAAACTCCTCGCAGATGGTCTCGCACACCGGCTTTGCAAAGCCGATCAGCTCATCCCCGCGTGCAGCCGCCAGCACTGCTGTTCCCACGATGCCGCTCATATAGCCGTACTGGTACAGCTCCATCGCCTTCCAGTTTATCGGCAGCTCCTGCAGCAGGCCTTCCTCGTTCACGATCAGCTTGATGCTGTCCACCGGCTCCCGGGCCCATCCTGGTTCCAGGCAGCTGTCTGCCGTCTCGATCAGCCCGCCCACCAGCTGCTGGAGCGTCTCCAGCTTGCAGGTGTCTCCGTCGTCGCACCGGATCAGGCGGCCCGTGCCGTCCGTCCGGATCAGGATCATGTATCGTTCCATCTTTTTTACCTCAATAATTCTCTTGTGGTTCTGTTCCTTGCCTTTGCAAATCTTATCTTCGCTATTCTCTGCCGTTCCGTCGCGTAGCATCGCCTTGCTCCGCTCTGCCTTCGCGCTTCCTGGCGTCGCAACACCATGCCCCTGCTGCGCATATCAAGTCGCCGCGCCTCGTTGCCGTGCCTTGCCTTTGCAGCTCTTCTCTCTGCTACTCTTTGCCTTGCCTTTGCCTTGCCTGTCTGTGCTTCTCAGTGCCACTGCACAGCAGTTCACCTCATAGCCTTTGCTTTGCACCGCCGTGCCTTGCCTTTGCCAAGCATCGCTTCACAAAGCCATCGCACGGCCAATCGAACTCAGCCTTGCCTTTGCAACTCTTTTCTTCGCACTTCTCTTCTATTCTTTGCCGTTGCAAATCTCCGCAAGTCCGGTCTACGCCCTTGCCTTTAGTCCGTGATCTCGTAGGTAAACCGACCTTTGCCGCTGTTGCGCCACTGGCCGATTCCCCTCAGCCGTCCGTAGTCCAGCCATTCCCGCACTGCCTTTTCGTGGGCGTCATCCAGGCACACCACGTCAAACTCACAGCCCGAACCTTCCGGGATCTCCTCGCTGTTTGCAAGGCTCACCCGCTCGCCCTGCGCCGTCTGCGCACGCAGCGGTCTCTGGCATTCCCGGATATCGCCCGTGCAGCGGATTGGGATCATCCGCGGCTCCACAAAGATCAGGCCGTCGATCACCTTCTTGTAGGCGGTCAGCTTGCCGCTCTCGTTCGCAGCGCGCTTCTTGCCGGTTTCGGTCTTTCCGCCCACCCGGCTCAGCATGCCGCATGCGTCCTTGAAAAATCCCTTTACCTGGTAGTCGTACAGCACCGGCTGTCCGTCGTCGTTGCGGGGGAACACCGTCATGCCCTTGTCTGCCACGGCGTCCGCGCCAATGGCGGCCACCTCGTCCTCAATGCTCGCCGCATCGGGGCTTTTGCTGGCGATAAACTCCCGGGCAATGTTCTGGTTGCTCGGCCAGGTGCCCAGCACCGGCTCGATAAAGGTCAGTTTCACATGCATTCGTTTCATTTCGTACACTCCTTGTCCTCCTTACTTCCAGTCCTGTGCGTCAAAGTCCTTCAGCGCACATTCCATCTCGTATCTCCGGTCCCTTGCAGCTTTCCGCACCCTCACCCGGGCGTCGGTCTCCGGCAGCAGCCCGTCCGGGTCCAGCCGCTTCAGTTCCTCGTTCAGCAGGTCAATCTGCTGTTCTGCCACTACCAGCTCGTGCTCCATCAGCTGGCGGATGATCCGCAGCGTGTTGTACTTCATCTTGTTTTCCTCCTTATTTTTCATCCCACAGGTCCAGCCCGGTAACTGCCAGCAGTACGCCAAAAAGCACCATTGGCGGCCAGTCCATCCACCATCCTACGTTAAACACCACTGTCCCGATGGTTTCGATCAGCAGTGCCCACAATATCCTGCGGTTCATGCGCTCTTTTCCGGGCCCGGCTTTGCCGCAGGTTCTTCGTCCCGGCTCTCTGCCAGCACCAGGGCACCCTCGATGATGTACCCGATCCGCTCCTGGGTCTTAGGGGGCAGCTTGGCCAGCTGCTCCAACATTTCCCGGCTTTTCTTCTCTTTTTCGCTCATGCCGTTACCTCCTTTGTAGTCCGTTTGATCCGTTCACGGTTTAAAATCTGTCTCTACAAGTTCAGATTGTGAACCTCACAATGCCATTATAGTTTATCCTCATAACTTTGTCAAGGATTATATTTCATTTGCAGTTGATTTTCTAAACTTTCATGTTATAATGGAATCAGACCAAAAGAAAGGAGGTAAATCTCATGTCTGAAATTTGCGACCGCATCAAGGAAGTCCGCAAGGCGAATAACCTTACCATGGAGCAGTTCGGCAAAAGGATCGGGTTAAGTAAATCTGCTATCAGCCTGATTGAAAAAGGGACCAACGGCACCACGGACCAGACCATCCAGTCTATCTGCCGGGAGTTCGGGATCTCCGAATCCTGGCTCCGCACCGGGGACGGCCCCATGCTGGATGATACCGCTGATTCCATCCTGGACCGCCTGGCTGCCGAGTATCACCTGGACGACCGAAAGTGTGCCATCCTCACGGCCTTCCTGAAGCTCAGTTCCGCTGACCAGGACGCTGTGCTCCGCTACATCTCCGGTGTAGCCGCTGAGCTCAGTGCCCAAAAGCCCGACCCTCTGGACATCGACGCCGAGGTAGAGGCCTACCGCCAGGAGCTCCTGGCTCAGAAAAAAGCGGAGGCCGATGCATCAGCATCCGCTGGCTCCGCCAACGCAGTGTAAAGTAAATGTAAAAAGGCTCCTGTGCATTGCTGCACAGAAGCCTTTTTACGTTGCATAAGCAACAAAACGATTTTTCTATTGATTTTTTGGTGAAGTTGTCATTTGAATATTCTTTCTCAATCATCTACACTTATGAAGAATATGGAGATGATTGTATGAAAATTGAAAAGGCACCCTCTAACATTCGTGCCTTTGCTGCATGCCTTTGGATAATTCCCGCAATATTTCTATCATACCTATTTCAGAACAGATTTGAACTATTCTTTTTAGAGCCAATCTATGTCGCTGCTTTGATCGGTAGTTTTATCAGTGATTTTTCAGATTTTTCAAACAAAATCATCCCAAGAATTGTCGCCGCTATTCCGTGTGCCATAAATTCTTATTATTTTCTCTTACATTTTCAATTTAAATTTCCTACACTATCATTCTCTGAAATTCTAATACTTTTGCTGCTTTCTGTTCCAATCGCATTTACCGCCTTAATTATTGGCAGCATCATTGGATTGATTCTTCAAACCCCCATAGTTTTAATTTCGATGCTCTTTTCATTCATTGCCGATGTTATCTATACTTTTTTGAAACGAGCAAGCCTAATTTTAACCTTTTTTACAATATTTATCATAAGTTGTTCTTTATTCTTAACTTGTGCGGCTCTTCCTGAAAATTTCTCACTTTCTCCCCTTCCGCCTATATCCATTGAATCACAAGAAAAATCCGAAGAAGTCGAAACTGTTTACATATCCACTTATGGTAAATGCTATCACAGCAACCCTGATTGCAGCGGTATGAAGTACGCAAGATCAGTCACCCTCGAGGCAGCTCAGAAGACTGGCCGCCGGGCTTGTTCAAAGTGCTACAGAAAGAAGCATTGACAGTGCTCCTTGTTTTATAAACGCACAGACCCCTCCAGCCGTTTCCAGCCGGAGGGCAAAGCAAAAGCCCCCTCAGCTGTTCCCAGCCGAGGGGGCCTCTGCCAACCGTCAAATCTGCCCAAAAGAAAAGTAGGATGTGTCATGCAGAGCACGGGGCTGCACCCGCCGCTCCGTTTGTAGTATAAGCTGTTTTGGAGTTTCGCGCAACCCGTCAAAAAAAGAGTGCCCGGCAGTGGTACGATGCACCGCCGGGCTGTAACAAGGAGTAAAATACGAATTCCACTCGTCGCGCCTGCCTCTGTATTGTAGCATGCTTTAGGCAGACGCGCAACCTGTATACCTGGAAGTGTGCAAAGCATGAAAAAACGGACAAATACCGCCGTCCGGATCAAAAAACTCAAGCAGACGAACCGCCGAGGAATCCTCGGCGGTTGAATAAACAAAAACGCCCCGGTGCTGCCAACACCGAGGGCAGAAGGGAAGTGCACAGAATGGCAGCCAACAAAAAAGGAACAGACGGCCGCTACCGCTACCGGGTCAACATCGGCAAGGATGCCGACGGGAAGCCAAAATATAAGAACTTCTACGGCACGACGGCCCGCGAAGCCCGTGCCGCTGCGGAAGCCTACCGTATCTCCCTCGGCAAGGGCGCAGATCCGTCCCAGATGGACGCCACCCTTGCCACCCTGTATGACAACCTTATTGCGGCCAAGCGGGCAAAGGGCATCGGTCAGAAGAGCCTTGACCGCTACGAGGACAACAAAAATCACTGGGGCCCATTGCTGAACCGGCCTGCTGCATCCCTGCGCAGTGCCGACTTCCAACAGGTGCTCAATGCCCTGGCTGACTGGCACGATGGCCAGCCCCCGCTGTCCCACTATACGCTGTCCAACCTGCGCAGCAGTGCAAAGGCCGTCTACGACCTTGCGATCCCGGAGGTGGTACAGTACAACCCCATCCCTAAGACCACCTGCCCGGCAGGCACACCGCCGGAAGTCCGCGAGCCCATCACCGAGGAACAGCAGCGCTGGATCCGTGAGACACCCCATAAGGCCCAGCGCGCCGCCATGCTGATGCTTTACTCTGGCCTGCGCCGCAGTGAGGCCACAGCCCTGACCTGGGCAGACGTAGACCTGCAGGACGCAACGATCACGGTAAACAACGGCTATGACTTCCGTGCTAAGCGCAGCAAGGCTCCCAAGACCGCCGCCGGTGTCCGTGTGGTCAACATCCCGAAGGTGCTGGTGGACTATCTCCGGACGCAGCAGGACGGCTGCCTGTATGTGCTGCACAACGACAAAGGCAAGCGCATGACCGAGCAGGGCTGGAAGCGGCTGTGGCAAAGCTATATGTGTGACCTGAACATCAAGTACGGGCATCAGGGGGCCGTAAACAAGCACGACCCAGCCGGTGTGCCGATGGTCATCGACACCTTCACCCCGCACCAGCTGCGCCACACCTTCTGCACCCTGATGTACTTTGCCGGTGTGGACGTCATGACCGCCCGCGATCAGATGGGCCACAAGGACATCAGTGTCACCCTCGGCATCTATACGTCGCTGGATAAAAAGTTCAAGAAAAAGAAAATCAACCGGCTGGATTCCTACCTGAAAAAGACGTACTGA